GGCTTGCGCTGTTTGGGCTTTGAATGATAATTATCATACTCTTCCCTGTAATTACGCATTATTTCTTTTTGGCAACTTTTTTCTTGGCAGGAGCTTTTTTAGCCACAGCTTTTTTAGCAGGTGCTTTTTTGGCTGGAGCTTTCTTTTTGGCAGGAGCTTTCTTTTTTACTTCCCATGCCTCATTTTCTTTTGTGTTAGGATCATCCTTGGCAAAAGTTCCGTCTTTAGTCCTTGATCTAACAACTTCCAAATCCTTGCTCATTTCTTTTAAAGCTCGCTCTGCTTCCGATTTGGTCATTAAGTCAAAGACAACGGTTTCATATGTACCATCAGAGTTCTTCATACCAATCTGGTATACAGGATCTCCATTATTCCAGTTTCCGTTTTGAAAGACTTCAAGTTTAGCCATAGGATTTCACCATTGTTAAAACCACTGTATAAGCATCACCACTGCCATGCCCCACTGTTGTGAAGTCAATGTCTCCAGTGATACCAGAACCAGCATTATTGGGTATGCCAGTAAAAGACGTAAAGTCTAATTCGTCAGCGTAATCTGCTGGCAGATGTGCCGCCAACACGTTAGTGGAAGCATCAAATTCTATTTTAACGCTCATGCCAACTGTAGAAAATTGTATTTTGCTAATCACTACGCGGGTACATGTAGCACCTGTCATTGGATCAGCAGACAAAGCAGATACGTCTACTTTCTTGACAGCAGACTCGCCTGATCCGTCACTCACATTAGTGAACTTCATAATCAGGTTTCGTGCGCCATCTTGGATTGTCTGAGAGGTTACTGCATCAGCCATTGTATATCTCCAAAATAAAGGGGGGCTTTACGCCCCCATGTCTTATGACTGGTCAGTGAAGGCAGGAACATCCGCACCTTCTTGATAGCCCCAGATATACCAATTGGTTGAATCTTTTGCCAGTACATTAATCTCAAATAAACCAAAATCCGTTAAAGTCAGGATTGAGTTTGAGTTTCCATCCGCATAAACAGAGACATTATCTGCGTTTGAGTCAAGATGAACGATACCGCCCAGATAGAAGTTTGTGTCTGATCCTGTATCAATAATCAGATTTTCTGCCTCTTCTGCCGCACCACCGTAAACCAGCTTAAAGAAAACACCAGCAGAGGGGCTAGGCAAAGTCAAAGTACAGTTAGCTGACAGAGCAGGAACTACAGAGGTTCTTCCTCCATGAGCCGTTGCTGTTAGCGAAATAGCTGTTGTATCTGCTAAGGCAACTGGAGTGACCTGCAAGCCGTTTCCGTCAAGGGTGAATTCAGTTGTGACAGTACCTGTTGTACTGTTTTTGGATATGACCGTGAATCCATTCTCTGAACGGACGGGGCCATTAAAAGTTGTATTAGCCATTATGTTCTCCTGTCTAGGCTAGTGTCTGCTTACGCAGTCAGGAAAAAAAGGGGGGCAAAGCCCCCCTAGGTTTATGACGTACCGGGAGAGCCGTACACGCCAAGAGGGTCTGAGACACCAAAGCTATAACGCTCTCTAGCCTTGTAACGGACATTGCCCGTATCAAAGTCGCCATCCATAGATGTTTCAAGCGGAGTACGCTCGAAATGCTTCATTCCGTTAGGAACGTCTGTGATGACAAAGAAAGCATTGCTATCGGTCAAATAGTGGTTGACCATATAGCCTTCTGGAATAGCACCGTTATTCCTGATTGCATTGATGTCGTTATCAGCAGTGCCAACTCTTCCTGCTGATTCCAGCAAACGAGTAGCAACAAACTGTAACGCAGGTGGAACAATCAATCGTCTGGGACGAGCCGCAATCAACAATCCACGCTCATCAGTAAATGCCGCAATATTAATTACCGCATCTTCCAATGAAGTTTCGTTGAGGTCAGCCGCAGTCGCAGGACGGTTGCTGTTCTTGCCTCCGCTTACAAGCGGATGTCCATCACCGCCAGTTACACCATCGCCAGATGCAGTGAACAGGTTAACCCCGTCACCAGACTGGAATGAATTGGTGAAACCGTTGTTGAACGGATTAGCCGCTTTGACTTGCTTAGTGTAAGCCATACCACGAGCCAACGCCTTGGTGTATCGAGCAGACAGGGAATCATAGAGGTTATCCTCCATAGCTTCTTCTGTAATGCTGAATCCCAATGCAATGGTTTCATGGTTGTAACGAGCCGTAAACGACTCTTGTGCTGAGTCGTAGCTAATTGCCGCTCCCTCAGCTTTAACAGGAGCAGAGCCAAACCCTGACAACTTGACTTCTTCTTCAAACGATCTGTCTGAAGATTCAGTCTCGTACATCATGGTATGCTCGTCCTCGTACTTCTCATACTCAAGACCAAACAGGGCGTTAAGACCCGGTAAAAGCTCCTTGAGCATCTGCGCTCTTGAAATAGCCATTACTCAGTCTCCTTATATGCCAGTGGTGTTTACGTATATATGTCCCACGTTAAATTTAACGATGACATCCGTAAACGCATCACCTACCGTGCTTGTAGGGCCGTCAACAAAGTCAACGATCCTTAACGGTAGCGTGTTAGTGGTAGCCACAGTACTTGAATCAACTGCATTCTTACTGCGCCCAATAGTGGTCGAACCAGCCGTTTGAACTACCGCTACGTTGTTTCCAAGCGTAGTTTGAGCCAAAGTCGCATCTCCTTGCATTAGCATGAGAACATTCGGATCATCAAGGACATACGCCATGATGTCAGAAGCCGCAGTGCTTGCAGGGAAAGTCTGGTTAAACGTCTTCTGGTTGGTGCTAGGATCTGTATAAGAACAACCCATAAAAACACCTACAGGTGTTAGAGAAGTTGTTCCTGTGTCTTTCTCTACAGTTCCAGAACTAACCAATTTTACAAAATCGCCATAAAAGATAGCCGTGCCATAACCACTTGCAATCTTAATGTGGCGAACTTTGCCAGTAAAAGAACCGCTGGCACTAAGAGTGCCTACAGGTTCAGCCCCAGTCGGGGCGGCTGAAGTTGCCATAATTCATCTCCTAAAAATGAATGATTTAAAGATTAACCTCTTCCAAAAGTGGTGCGCGAACTACGCTCTGGTTTCAATAAAGGCATTCGCGGATCGTTCTCTTTCATGAAGCTGTTGTCAACTGATTCCATTTGTTGTGCGGCAGCAGATTCATAATACTGCTTTCGCTTGCCCATTTCTTCCGTTGGAGCCTTGCAAAGTAAAAGTCCTCCAATTTCAATGTTACCTTCAAACCGCGAGTTAACATCGGACATCACTTGGATTTCTGGGTAGTCTTCCTTCTTCACTGGAACCCAGCCCTCTCTGAATTTTTGAGATACGTTTGTATTGTCCTCATTTCCCAGAGTTGCTGTTCGTATCCAACGATGATCCCAGCCCGGTCTTGGGTCGGGATTTGGTAGTGTTGAAGGTGGAACCCATGCATCACTTGACCTTTTTTCAACTTCTCGGTCTTCTACAGACCTTGATGTGCGCTCTTCAGCCATCTTTAAACTCCTTCTTTTATGAGTTGTTTGGCATACTGCTCATTTGATAACCCTAGCCGCTTGGCGAGTTTGGCTTGGGTGGACGTTAACCTCACTTTGCGCGGTTTTGCACCATTACTCCTTGAGGAGGGTGCGACTACCGTGGAAGCCTTTCGGGAAGATGAGGGGGCTTGTCCTTCACCACCGTCTTCACCAAAATATTCTGGAAACTTGGATCGCATGGTACGATCAATTTCTTGAAAATACTCATTTGAATCTGGGTCAAACCCATGATCTTTTACCAGCTTTTCATGCACTCCGTAAGCCAGAGCCGTCATGTCCTTGTGATCTTCGCTTGTAAACCAAGGATTGTCCTTCGCCCACTGCGTTGCTTTTTCGCTAGGCTGTGGAGCCGCTGGCTGTTGAACTGGTTCCTGCTGAGGGGCAACATACTGTCCCTGTTGCGGATTCTGGTTGGCTGTTTGCTGAACATAAGCCTCGTATTGCTTTTGCCTTTGCTCTACAGCGGCAACTTGGTTGTTAGCCTCTCTTAGCTCTGCCTGAGCCGATATCAAGGCATCTTGAGCCTCAAGTAGCTTATCGGTTTCCCCTGCCTCATGTGCTGACGCATATTGACCTTTTGCCTTCTCTACCGCTAAAGCCGCACGATCCTTGATCTGGGTAACCAACATGGCTTCGCCATTGCGAATCACATCTTGATATTGCTGGTTCTGTTGTTGCAAGTTCTGGGCTACACGAACAGCCTCTTCACGCATCTTCTCAGCGGCTTCGCGCTGTCTACGTTCTTCATGCTGTTGATAGCGCAACTTGTTAATACGCTTTTTAACTTTATCGCTGTAGCCTTCAAGCTCGTCCTCTTCGGACTCTTCTTCCTCTTTGACTTCAGCTTTTTGTGGAGGTCGCCTGTCTTCCTCTGGCCTGTCATCCACTATCTCTACATCAGGCACTTCTTCCTCTTCGCCTGAGTTTCCAATTCTTGTTCTTACTCCAAGAAACTTTTCTTCAAAAGAAGTTTCTGTTGTTTCTGGTACTGCGGCTTCTTCACTCATGCTTTAATCACTCCTCTAGGATCATCAACAATGGCTTCTACGCTATCATCATTGATTAGCCTAAACTCCTTGCCGTGAATCTTGATTCTTGTTCCAGAATAAGAGCGCATAATAATAAAGTCGCCTTCCTTGCAATAAGCACCGTTAGGAAAACGCTTTTTATCTGCGTAGGCATCTGGCCCTAAAGCCATTACAAAACCAACTATAGATCCGATTTCTTCAAGATCGAGTGTCTGTTTTGCCTTGATTATGCCGCCTTCTGTCTTTTCTTCTGGCTCAGGTAACGCTATGAGTATTTTATAGCCTTGCGGTCTTGGTAGCTGGTGAGCTTTGTCAGGCTCTGTCTCGTCAACCGTTTTTACTGCTTCCATAATGTTCTCTCTTGCACTGGATGTTTGTGTCCAGAGTCACTTTGCACCACGTTATGTGGAGAAACTATTCGCCCTCAATCCTCTTATCAAGATCAAGAAGCTCTCTTTCTGCTACTGCCAAGCCTTTAATTATGCCTGTGCAGTGCTGATATTCACTAAAGTCTTTGCAACCACCGCCCGAAATATGATCTGCCATTTCGTTCATCTGTTTACGGATTTCATCCCGCAAAATCTGCAATGCGTTTATTGCTAACCTGTCAGTCATTAGAATTGTCTATTATTTTTTGAGCCATGTCTATGCCTATTTTTGCTCCTTCTATCAATTCTTTTGACTGTCCC